AAAGGTATTCAAGTTCCGTTACCTGAAGCAGAGATAACTCCGGGTGTTACAGAACTAGAAGATGGGTCTGCAATTATTGGTGAGATGCAAGAACAATTAGAAGCATCTATGCCAGTTCCATTTAACGCAAACTTAGCAGAATTTATAGATGACGCAGATCTTGGTGTTATATCTAGCGATATAACTAGTGATATTGATGAAGACATATCATCAAGAAGAGATTGGGAAGATCAGTACAAAGGTGGTTTAGAATTATTAGGCATGAACTATGAAGATAGGGCAGAGCCTTTCGAGGGTGCATCTGGCGTAGTTCATCCATTATTAGCAGAAAGCGTTACACAGTTTCAAGCACAAGCATATAGAGAAATGCTACCAGCAAGTGGACCTGTAAGAACACACATTGTAGGTGCAGAAAGTCCAGAGTTACTTGCACAAGCAGAGCGTGTTAAAAATTATATGAATTATCAAATAACTTATGAAATGGAAGAGTATGATCCAGAGTTAGATCAAATGTTATTTTATCTTCCAATTGTAGGTTCAGCATTTAAAAAGATTTACTTTGACCCTTCAATGCAGCGAGCTGTATCTAAATTTGTTCATGCAGAGGACTTAATTGTTCCTTACAATGCAACAGATCTTAAGACATCTACACGCATTACTCATGTTGTCCGTATGGATAAAAATGAGATTAGAAAATTACAACTACAAGGGTTTTATAAGGATATAGATTTACCCTCATCTGATACCGGTGGAACGAATTATGATGAGATCAAAGAAACAATTGACGACATACAAGGCGTAGAAAAAGGCTCTAGTTACAACGAAGAGATAACATTATATGAAGTTCACACAGATTTAGATTTAATTGGCTTTGAAGATATTGGCCAAGACGGAGAACCCACTGGATTAAAGATGCCCTATGTTGTTACTATAGTGGAGAAATCTGGTGAAATATTATCAATCAAAAGGAATTTCAATGAAGGTGATCCGTTCCGTAGGAAGATCCCTTATTTTGTTCATTATAAGTTCTTACCTGGTCTTGGCTTTTATGGCTTTGGCCTTACTCATATGATAGGTGGTCTTTCAAGAGCATCAACATCAATTCTTAGACAACTAATTGACGCAGGCACATTATCTAACTTGCCTGCAGGATTTAAAGCAAGAGGTGCAAGGATTAGAGATGATGAGTCTCCGCTAAATCCTGGCGAGTTCAGAGATGTAGATATGGTTGGTATGGATTTGCGTCAAGCGATTATGCCTTTACCATTTAAGGAGCCATCTCAAACCTTGTATTCACTACTTGGTACTTTAATAGACTCTGGTAGACGCTTTGCATCTATGGCTGACATGAAAGTTGGTGAGATGCAAGGCAATGCACCAGTTGGAACGACAATGGCTATTATGGAACGTGGCACAAAAGTCATGTCTGCGATACATAAGCGTCTGCATTATTCACAAAAGATAGAGTTTAAATTACTGGCTCGTATATTTGCTATGGATGTACCTATGTATCCATATCAAGTACCTGGAGCACCACCAGAAATTAAACAGACAGACTTTGATGACAGAATAGATATATTACCAGTTTCTGATCCTAATATTTTCTCTATGTCACAACGCATTGCTTTGGCACAAACACAGTTGCAATTAGCACAAAGTAATCCAGATATACATGGACCAAATGGAATGTATCAGGCATATAGAAAAATGTATGAAGCTTTAGGTGTTACAAACATTGAAGCCGTATTGCAACCACCACCACAACCAATGCCAATGAATCCTGCGAAGGAAAATCAAGAAGCATTAAAGGGTGGTTCATTAACTGCTTTTCCAGAACAAAATCATCAAGCACACATATCTGCACATTTAGCTATGATAAGCACACCAGTTGCACAGGCTAATGCTGCAATACTTATGACACTCCAAGGACATATATCTGAACACATAGCCATGATGTCTGAGTTACAAGCACAACAAGAGGTGATGGCAACAATTCCGCCAGAGCAACAGGCTATCATGCAACAAGATCCTAATGCTATGCAACAGATGGCTGTGCAAATTGCATCAAGAAGTGCAGAATTAGCATCTGAAATACAAGAGCAGTATGCACAAGCACTAACACCACCACCAAGTGAGGATCCTCTTGTAACAATTAGAAAGCAAGAATTAGCATTAAGAGGTCAAGAAATAGCACAAAAGCAAGATCAATTTGATCAAAAGCAAACATTTGACAAAGAAAAAGAAAGAAATGATGTTTTACTTGACCAGCAAAGATTAGATCAACAAGAGGAGTTAGCTAATCAAAGAGATCAAACAACTAGAGATATTGCTGCAATGAAAGCTATGAAAGGATAAATTATGGTTAGTTCAATCAGAGAAAAAATATGGGAAGTTGAAAAACAGAAAAAAAGACAAAGAAGACTTGCAAAAGAAGGAGTTGTAGATGCCGTTGAAGAAAGGATCGAGTCAAAAGACAATCAGCAAGAACATACGCAAGTTGAGGAAAGAGAAGTACCCACAGAAACAAGCGATAGCGATAGCGTTGTCGAAAGCGGGGAAATCAAAGCCAAAATCAACAAGCCGAAAAAAAAGTCCAAAAAAGCCACAAAAAAAGAGTAGTGGTGGCATGATTAAGAAGTTTTCACCTATAGCCAAACCACAAAGGTTTCAAGGCATATTTTAATGGAGTTATGCGATAGATCCAGCAACAATATCATTGGCCGTTGGAGTTGCATCAAAAGCATTTGATGCAATAAAAAAAGGATTTGCGGTAGGTCGTGATATTGAGCAAATGTCTGGAGATATCGGTAGATGGATGGGAGCTGTGTCAGATGTTGACAACGCTGAAAAACAAGCTAAGAACCCTCCCCTGTTTGGTAAGTTGTTTAAAGCTGGATCAATTGAGGAAGCAGCTCTCGCTGCTTATGCAGCTAAAAAGAAACTGGAAGAACAAAGGTATGAGCTAAAGATATTCTTAAATATGACTTATGGACCACGAGCATATGACGATCTGTTAAAGATGGAAGGGCAGATTAGAAAGCAGCGTCAAGAAACAATTTATAAACAACAACAACTTAGACGACAGATAGGCGAAGCAATCACCTGGTTTATAGTGGTGGCTATAGTTGGCGGTTTTGCTGCATTAGTTGCAGGCATCTGGATGAAACAAGCACGAGCAGAAAATTATTTGCATATGACAGAGGGTTATATTTACAAACCAAAAGACTACACTAGACAACAAAAAATACATCAAGGTAAAATTAAAAAAAAAAATATACAACTTGCAGACTTGCTAAAAGAATTAAATCTAAAAGTGGTATGATGGCGTGTATTTATATAGGAGGCAATAAGACATACGAGATGATGATAGAAAGTTGGTGTCCAAAAAAATACAAATGTATTTATAATCCTTGGCAAAAAGAACCAAACATTGATGATGTGATAAATTCTTTAAATAGTGCAGTAAAGGGAAAGTAATGACAGAACAAAAGAAAAAACCAATAAACTTAAAAATTGATGAGAATAGTTTTGAGCTATCTCTAAGGATACTAAGTAACGAATTTGTTGCAATAAAGATTGGCTCAACTAATTTTAGTGGTAAACTTATAGCAGGTGGTATTTTATTATTATTTTTTACCTTAATATTATTGGAGGGCTTTGGTTTGAATGAGCTATTAATGCAATGAACGCAGAAACTTTAATTAAACTCAAGATATTACCAAGATTTATGATGTTAGCTAGTACAATTATGTCATGGAGATGTGCAGAGTGGTTTATGAACTTGGACTCACCAACTGCAAGTCAATCCGCTTTCGTATCAGTCGTCATGGGCGTTATGACAGGCGTTTTTGGTATATGGATGGGTCACGAACACAAGGTAGATAACAATGTCACGCAAAAAAAATAAAGATCCAAAAGTTGGAACAGGAAAAAAACCAAAAGGTTCGGACAGACGCTTATACACAGATGAAAATCCTAAAGACACAGTTAGGATCAAATTCGCAACGCCTGCAGATGCAAGAGCCACAGTTACAAAAGTTAAAAAAATCAATAAACCTTATGCGAGAAAGATACAAATACTTACAGTCATGGAACAAAGAGCAAAAGTTATGAAAAAAGCAGAGGTAGTAAGAATTGCCAAGTCCGCCAAAGAATCCTTAAAACGTGCTAGAAAAAAATGACTGTATTTATGCTCATGTGTTATTTAAACAATAATTTTAATGGTGGAATATACTTCAAAAACATTAATGATTGTTTATATTATTCTGAAAGATTGAGTAATCAAAAAATAGAAGTGCCGATAAATGTTGAAAATTACGAATGTATGTGTAAACTCATACCAAGTCTTGATGATAAAAAAGTTAAGGTTTATTAGGAGGTAGCAATGTTACAAGCTTTAATAGGTCCAGTTACTGGACTTTTAGATAAATTTATTCCAGACGCAGATCAGAAGGCGAAGCTCGCCCACGAAATAGCCACCATGTCTGAAAAACATGCCCAGGAGGCACTGCTTGCTCAATTAGAAATCAACAAAGCAGAGGCAGCAAGCGGATCTATATTTAAAGGCGGCTGGCGACCCGCTGTTGGGTGGGTCTGTGCGATTGCTTTCGCCTATCATTTTATCGTTAAAGATTTAATCATATTTGGTGCAAGTTTTGCTGGTTTAG